ATTATCCTAAAGAGCACAGTATGCGGACTGTTAACGCAGCAAGAGAGTTGATGCCTAGGTTTAAGGATGCTGGCTTTGATACGTTCTTTGTCCCGCAGAGTCAGCTTGGTGATATGTCCGATCTTGTTAACGCGATTGAGTGGGCACTGTATCAAGAAGACATCGACCTTATTGGTATGTCTATCCTAGCAGCACCGATTGCTTGTGGCGTCAATGAAACTGTGTTTGAAGATGGCAGCCGAGACGATGCGTATAAGATGCAACGATACCTTTCTAGGCTGGAGGTCTTTCGACAGTTAGAAAAGCGGAATCTCTTATCAAGCAAAGCTCTTAACCGCTTTCATTGTCTCGGTATGGTGGATGGTCCTAGAGAGATTGACTTGCTCCGTGACTATCATCAGTTTATTTTTAGCTGGGACTCGAGTGCTGCTGTGTGGGCTGGTATCAATGGTATTCGGTTCGACAGTTCGCCAACTGGGCTGCGACAGGGTAAGTTTGAAAAAGAAGTAGACTTTGAGTATAATGGGTCGCATAGTAGCCTAGATGTTTACTATAACATTGACTTTATTAACAAGCTGATCAACCGATGAAAATTATTGCTTTGACAGGCGCTAAAGGCGCTGGTAAAGATACAATCGCAACATATATCCATAAACTTCTTGGTTGGGAACATATCAATCAAATTGCGTTTGCTGACCCTATTAAACACATGGTTCAACATATCTTTAATTTGCAGGATGTGTCGACAGAAGAATATGATATGTTTAAGCGATCGCTGCTGACATACGAGCTTCCCGGTCGTCGTCCGCGTGGCGTTGATGGTCGCCGAGTTGTTCGAGAAATTGGTATGATGATGCGTGGGTATGATGAAAAGCAGTTTACTGCATATGTTGAAGAGATCATTAATAGACCGATCAATAACCTTTCATCTCGTACGTTGAATATTATAACAGACCTTCGTTTCGATAATGAATACGTCATGTTAAAGCGGTACGGTGCAAAGGTAATTAAAGTTAATCGACCTGGCCATAAGTTCGATGGCCATATTACCGAACGGGGGTTTGATGACCATTTAGTTGACTTTGTCATTAATAATGATGGATCATTAGACGTTCTAAAGATACAGGTACAAAAAGTATTAAACGAATTAAAAAAGGAGTGGGGTGTATGAAGCACGTTATGGGTCCAAGCAGCAAGTCAAAACTAACTGCTGTGCAGGAAGTAGATGTACAGCCTAACGCTGTTGACTTGCGTTTGGGTAAAGTGTTCAGGGTTTCTCAGTCAACTTTTATTCTTGATGAGAGTCGTAAAGTGCATCGCGGCTCTATTGAGCTTCAGCCTGATACTCAAGGGTATTACAATCTTGCTGAAGGTCATTACGAAGTGATTATGGAAAACATGATCGAAGTGGGTGAAGGTGAGGCTGGATGGGTAATTACTCGCTCGACGTTAAATCGCAACGGTGTATTCCTGACTTCAGGCTTGTATGATACAGGATATGACGGTGTCATGGCTGGTGTCATGCATGTTTCCTGTGGCCCAGCTCGCATTGCAAGAGGAACCCGTATTGGCCAATATCTATCGTTTAATGCAGAAGCATTACACAAGTATGATGGAGATTATGGCCATGGTAAAGATCATGATCAGAAGTATACGGAAAAAGAAGCAGTTGCTGTAACAGCAATGCAAGCATTGCTTGCTGGGGATCAAGAACAATCACAAGAACTTTTACAAGAATCAAAAGAGCCTGAAAAGAAGCGACGAGGTCGTCCTGCCGGTTCTAAGAATAAAACCAAGGAGGACTAATATGGCGTTTGAAATTAAGGTACCAATTGCTGATTTGCAGCAGCGTAAACTGTTCGTGGCAACACCAATGTACGGTGGTCAATGCGCTGGCATTTACACTCGTAGTATGGCAGACCTAGCAGCAATTTGTGCAAAGCATCAAATCCAGCTACAAATTTATTATTTGTTTAACGAGTCGTTGATTACTCGAGCTCGTAACTACTGCACTGATGAATTCCTTCGTAGCGATGCAACACACTTAATGTTTATTGATAGCGACATTGGATTCAATCCACAAGACGTGCTGGCACTGCTTGCTTTGCAGAGTGATGATAGTGAGTATGATATTATCGGTGGACCATATCCAAAGAAATGTATTTCTTGGGAAAAGATTAAGACAGCTGTGGATAAGGGGTTTGCTGATGAGGATCCAAACAAGCTGGAAAAGTTTGTTGGAGATTATGTGTTTAATCCAAAGGGTAATACAAAAGAGATTCCGATTGGACAGCCAGTTGAAGTAATGGAAATTGGTACAGGGTTCATGATGATTCGTCGAAAGACCTTCCAGGTATATGAGGAAACATATCCAGAGTATCATTACCGTCCCGATCATATTAGGACCGAAGCGTTTGATGGCTCGCGAGAGATTATGGCATACTTTGATTGTATTATTGATCCGGTATCTAAGCGCTATTTGTCTGAAGATTATATGTTCTGCCAGAATGTACAGAAGGCTGGGCTAAAGACGTGGCTGTGTCCTTGGATGGGTCTTCAGCATGCTGGTAGTTATGTGTTTGGTGGCACGCTGGCCGACCTTGCATCGATTGGCGCACCTGCTACTGCCGATGCATCGGCAATTAAGAAAAAGAAGTGAAAGGTAAACAATGAAACTTGATAGTCGTACTCTTCAGATTCTGAAGAACTTTGCTATGATTAATCCCTCAATGTTGTTTCGTGAAGGGAACGTGCAGACGACAATTGCTCCTCAGAAATCTATGTTGGCACGCGCCACTATTACCGAAGAGATGCCATCTGAATTTGCCATTTATGAGCTTTCGCGGTTTATTGGCGTAATGTCCTTGTTTGATGACCCTGAGTTAGAGTTTAGTGATAAACGCGTAAACATTACGCAGGGCAAGCAGCAGGTCGGCTACACATTTGCAGATCCAGAGTTGATTGTATTGCCACCCAAGTCATCACCAAAGGTAGTCGATCCGGAAGTAGTATTTGACTTGCCTAGTGAGAACCTCAACGCTACAATGCGTGCACTTGGCGTACTTCAAGCAACACACGTTGTGATTGAGGGTGATGGCAAAACAATCTATGTTGGTGCAGGTAAGCCAACAGACAAAACTAGCGATACGTTTAAGATTGAAGTGGGTAATACGGAGCACACATTCAAGTTTGCATTCAAAGCAGAACATATTAAAGTGCTGCCTGGCAACTACAGTGTACAGCTTTCTTCAAAAAACATCTCACATTTTAAAGGCGAGGACATAGAGTATTGGATTATGGCTGATGCTATTCATTCAACTTTTGGGGGTGAATAGTGAGAGATGAATTTCTGTGGGTAGAAAAATACCGACCACGTACGATAGAGGAAACAATACTACCACCTAACCTGCAGTCAACGTTTTTAGAGTTTGTTAATGATGGGACGATCCCCAATTTACTTTTGTGCGGCCGTGCTGGTGTTGGCAAAACCACCGTTGCCCGTGCTCTTTTGGATACTATCGGTGCTGACTATATTGTGATTAACGGATCGCTCCATGGCAACATCGACACCCTCCGTACTGATATACTCAATTTTGCTTCTACTGTTTCATTCTCTGGCGGTGGTAAGTACGTTATATTGGATGAAGCTGATTACTTAAACGCCAATAGTACACAGCCGGCTCTACGTAACTTTATTGAATCGTATAGTAAGAACTGTGGCTTTATCCTTACATGTAATTTTAAAAACAAGTTGATAGATCCTCTTGTATCGAGGATGAGTGTTATTGATTTTGCCATTGCTCGTGAAGATAAACCGAAGCTAGCAGCAAAGTTCTTTAAACGCACTTTGGAGATACTAGCTAAAGAGGAAGTTGAGGTAGATTCAAAAGAGGCAGTTGCTGCATTAATTGAACGACATTTTCCCGACTGGCGACGTGTACTTAACGAACTCCAAAGATACAGTGCGACAGGAAAGATTGATACAGGCATTCTTGCAAATCTAAGCGATGATTCTTTTAAGTCGCTTACGGATTACTTGAAGCGCAAGGAGTTTAGTAACGTTCGTAAATGGGTTGCTGAAAATGTGGATATCGATCCAACGTTGTTCTTTCGTAATTTTTATGACCAAGCTCACGAGCTGATGGAACCAGCATCCATAGCACAGCTCGTCTTGATTCTAGCTAAGTATCAGTATCAGAATGCGTTTGTTGCTGATACAGAAATCAATACAGCAGCGTGCTTGACTGAAATAATGGTTGAATGTTCTTTTAAATAGGTGTAGTAATGACGCTAAAAGATATAGCAAAAAAATTAAATAAAGGTGAAGATCCCGTGCCCGATCCAGTTTGGCATCGTAACATTAGCTTTGTTAAAAGCGGGTTGCGTATTATAGCTGGGGTTAGCTTGATTCTTGGTTCTTTAGGCCTTGCTGGATTGTTGTTTATCGTAGCAGAGATTCTGGGTATATTTGAAGAGATGGTATAATGCCGACTACTGTTGAGTTCATCGAGCGTTCCTTTAATGTTGAAAAGGATGTTGCTGTTATACGTAAGGCGCTGCCTGTTGATGAGATAGAAGATTTTTTTAACGTCTTCAAGGTTCATACTAATGAAGGGTTTAAAAAGGCTGGCGTGTATCAAGGTGAGCATACAAAGTCTGGTGGTCTTGATTTAGATATCCGAAACGTATGGGAAAAAAGAGCATCAATAAATGATCATGTGTTATTGCAACGATTAATATCACATCTCGTTGGTTTTGTGGAAACTAACCCTCAATATAAAATTAAAAAATACAGCGATCCAGTTAACATATTAAAATATACATCAGATGAAGATAAGCCCCATCTATTCAAAAAACACAAGGATCCCCTTCCGCGTACAAACGAAGACGGCTTAGATAGGATTCTTTCTGTAAGTGCATTCCTCACACAACCAGAAAAAGACTACACCGGTGGAGGGCTATACTTCTACAATGATAAGGAGCAACCAAGCGGATCGCGGTTTCAAATTGATAAGGGTGATATAGTAATATTTCCGTCTTTAATGTACCATGAAGTTAGACCAGTACTGACTGGTACGCGAGTTGCACTAATACACTGGCTCCATGGATAATTTATGAATGATATACTTGAACCAACATTAAGATGGATTCGTGATGACTTTAGATCAAATCGCTTTAGGTTTTGTGTTGAGTTTGTCGCTTGGGCTATCAGTATTGGCTGTGCGATTACTATGGCCGTTACTGTACCCAATCCGCCTCTTCTTGTCCTTTATCCTATTTGGATTGCTGGTTGTGCTATGTACGCTTGGGCTGCTTGGACTCGGCGCTCATTTGGTATGCTCGCAAACTACCTACTGTTGGTCACTATTGATTCAACTGGTCTCTTGAGGATGTTGTTAGCATGAACGCATTTGAATATGTAAAATCAGTATCTACGACAAAAAAAGATTTAATGACGGATACTGACAACGATGAACTAGCGGAGCAATCATATGTACCGTTTGTGACAAACAAGTCGCTATCTTATTTTCCAGATACAATTTTACCCAGCAATAACATGAATTTACATTCACAGCTGGATAATAAACTCCAATATCACTATCTTCTAAATACTGTTCGGCCTGCGAAGAGATTCGCAAAATGGGTGAAAAATGAGGATGTTGGAGATCTGTCCGCAGTGAAACAGTTTTATGGCTACAGCACAGAAAAGGCACTCCAAGCGCTGAAAATACTCTCAGCAGAAAACATCCACTACATAAAACAAAAACTAGAACGTGGTGGAGATTATGTCAATTCAAGATTCAATAGTAGAGATTAAACTAAAAACAGAAGAAGATTTTTTGAAAGTCAGGGAAACTTTGACTCGCATTGGCGTTGCCTCAGCACGCGATAGAAAGCTGTATCAATCATGCCACATCCTACACAATCAGGGTCGTTACTA